GGAAAGCTTGAGATGAGGCCCAGCCGAGGTATGGGCGCAATAAGCCCTTCCAAAATGCCCAAGGGGGTGCGGAAGGCGCGGCGTGATGACACTGACTTCACACAATATGCTGAAGGCGGAGAGGTTTGGAACAAGCCAAACCCTGCCAAGAAGCATAAGAAGCTAAAGCCTGCGCAGAAAACACTTGCCAAAACAATGGCAAAGAAGGCTGGTCGCCCATATCCAAACTTGGTTGACAATATGAGAGCCATGAAATGAGCTATACCACTGGCACTTCAGCGTTCAACATGGATTTCACGGAGATAGCCGAGGAGTCATGGGAGCGTGCTGGGCGTGAAATGCGTAGTGGTTATGACTTGCGAACAGCCCGCAGGTCAATGAATTTGATGACCATTGAATGGGCAAATCGTGGTCTAAATATGTGGACTATTGAGGCTGGCTCATTCCCCCTAACGCCGGGATTGAACACCTATGCGCTGCCATCGGACACCATTGATCTGTTGGATCATGTGATTCGCACGGGCGCAAATAGCTCTTCAACCCAGGCGGATTTAACTATTTCCCGCATTAGTGTTTCTACTTATGCGACTATTCCCAACAAATTGCAGCAAGCTAGGCCAATTCAGGTCTGGATTCAGCGTTTGTCTGGTGAAACAAACCCCACCACTTTGACCACAAGTGGAAGCGTTACCAGCACGGCAACTACGATTACTTTGACTTCCACTGTTGGATTGGCGTCTTCTGGGTTCATCAAGCTGGATAGTGAAATAATTTACTACGGCTACATCTCTGGGAACGACATAGGCTCATGTTTCCGTGGGCAAGCTAACACTACCGCAGCTACGCACACGACTGCTACGGCGGTGTTTGTGCCCCAGCTACCGGCAGTAACAGTGTGGCCTACGCCAGATAACTCTACATCGTATGAGTTTGTGTATTACCGCATGCGCCGTATCCAAGATGCCGGTTCTGGTATCCAGATTGCAGACATGAATTTCCGTTTCTTGCCGTGTGTAGTGGCTGGTTTGGCTTACTACATTGCCATGAAAGTGCCTGAATTGCAGGGTCGCATGGATATGTTGAAGATGGCATATGACGAGCAATTCACGTTGGCGGCTGGTGAAGATCACGAAAAAGCGCCGATCCGGTTTGTGCCTAGACAGATGTTCATAGGTGGGAGTACGCCCTAATGGGTAATACATACTCATCAGGCAAGTTTGCAATTGCTGAGTGTGACCGATGCGGGCAGCAGTTCAAACTAAAGAAGCTCAAGACCGAGGTTGTCAAGACCAAGCGGTAGGAGATTAAGGTTTGTCCTGAGTGTTGGGATCCTGACCATCCTCAATTGTTGCTGGGTATGTATCCGGTGGAGGATCCACAGGCTTTGAGAGCGCCCAGGCGGGATACAACGTATGTCACGGCAGGGCCGAATGGCTTGCAGATTGACAATACAGGATTTGGAGGCTATCCAACTGGAGGCTCCAGGGATATACAGTGGGGCTGGAGGCCGGTCGGTGGATCTAGCTTATTTGATGTGGCACTGACGCCAAACTACTTGGTGGCAACGGCAAGTGTTGGTACAGTAACGGTTAGCACAACTTAGGAGCAGATATGGACAAGAAACAAGTCAAGGCAATTGCCGACACAGAAGCCAAAAAAGTGGTTAAAGGGCACGAATCCCGTATGCACACCAAAGGCATGAAAGCCGGTGGCCCTACCAGCATGGATCGCAAGATGTATGGGAAGAACCTTTCCCGTGCAATGAACCAGAAATCTGGGAGCAAATAATGGCTAAATTCAGCAAGAAGATGATGAGTAAGGAAGTTGGCGATGCGGCAACGTATGCCGTTCCTCATACCATGAAGGGTAAAGCTGCTCCCATGCAGACAAACCCTGGCAAAGAACCGAATGGTAGTGCAGCCGCAAACGTGAATATGTCTGTTGGCAACATCAATCGCAATGGCTACTCTGCACCCAAGACTGACGGCATCAAAATCCGTGGTACTGGCGCAGCCACCAAGGGCGTGATGGCACAGGGGCCGATGGCATGACTTACAACGAGCTTGTCGTTGCTGTTTCTGACTACTGTGAGAACACGTTTCTCACGGTAGATATGAACACAATGATTAAGCAGGCAGAGCAGCGTATCTATAACACTGTTCAATTGTCTAACCTGCGAAAGAACGTGACGGGGACAGTTACGACAGGTAATCAATACTTGTCAGCCCCTGCTGATCCTAGCTTTCTCTCTGCTTATTCGTTGGCTGTGATTGACGGAAGCGACTATCTTTATTTGCTGAATAAGGATGTCAACTTCATGCGTGAGGCATATCCAAATACGTCAGCGGCATATCGTGGCAAGCCCAAGCACTATGCTATTTTTGGCCCGCAATCAACGGCTGCAACAGAGTTGTCGTTTATTCTTGGCCCGACACCAGACGCAACGTATTCAGTTGAATTGCATTACTACTACTATCCAGAGTCCATTGTGACTGCCGGTACGACTTGGCTGGGCAATCATTTTGATTCAGCTTTGCTCAATGGCACGTTGGTAGAGGCAATTCGATACATGAAAGGTGAGCCAGATATGGTTGCCTTGTATCAAAGCATGTATATGCAATCTATTGCTTTGCTTAAGAATTTGGGAGATGGCAAACAGCGTCAGGATTCTTATCGTGATGGTCAAATCAGAACGGTAGTCCAATGAGCATTGTTCAAACGCAAACCACCAGCTTCAAAGCTGAGCTTTATCAGGGCATACATGACTTGACCACGGATGTGATCAAGATCGCCCTGTACACGGCCAATGCAAATTTGAATGCAGACACAACCGCTTACTCTTCAGACAACGAAGTAAGTGGAGGTAACTATGCGCCTGGGGGCTTGCAGTTAACACCGATCACGGTGAGCAGTTCTGGATATACGGCCTATGTAGGCTTTCCAAATGTGTCATGGACGGGCGCTATAACTGCAAGATGTGCTTTGATTTATAACTCAAGCAAGAGTAATAGGTCAGTGGCAGTGTTGGATTTTGGATCTGACAAAGTATCTACATCGGGCGGAACGTTTCCAATAACGATGCCTGCCAACACCGTAACCACAGCATTGATCAGGAGTTCAAATTGATAGTCACAACCACCAAAGGCGAAATGGATGATTCTTTGCTTGAGAAGCGAGAAGGAACCGTGGACAATGACAATGAACAAACCACTTGGGTTGAATATTGGTTGGAAGGTGAGTTAGTTCACCGCTCCGCCCATGTGACCCTGAAGAAAATGCCGGTTTTTGCCGGTGCTGAAGCCGCATCTTTAGGTTAAAGGAAACAAAATGGCGAACACACAATCAATGACCACCTCGTTCTTGGGCGAGGTTTTGACTGCAACCCACAACTTTGGCGTTGCACCAATCCGTGCGGCCACCACCGCTGATACGTTTAAAGCGGCCTTGTACCTAACATCGGCAACGATTAATGCCTCCACCACGGCTTATTCGGCCACGGGTGAGGTAACGGGAACAAACTATTCTGCTGGTGGCGTGACGGTAACTAATGCTACTGTCCCGGCATCCTCAAACACCTCGACAACCGCAGGAACAGCCTATTGGACTCCTTCGGCATCGATCACCTATACCACGGTGACTTTATCCACGGCGTTTGATGCGGTGTTAATCTATAACTCAACACAGAGTAATAAGGCGGTCAGTGTCCACACCTTTGGTTCACAGACGATCACGGCTGGAACTTTCACCTTGACGATGCCTTCCAACACGACTTCGACTGCTCTGTTGCGCTTGGCTACCACCTAAAGGGGTAGATCATGGCCGGGTGGGGCGTTGGCGCTTGGGGCTACGGCACTTGGGGCAACGGCGAAACCATCCTCACCGGGGATGAGGCAACCGGGGCTGTTGGCACAGTCACGCCTAGCGGGTCAGTTGCCCTATCAGGTGTAAACGCTTCTGGCTCTGTTGGGACAGCCTCTCCGGGCATAACGATAGCCCTAACGGGCGTTGTAGCTTCTGGGGCCGTAGGCACAGTAACGGTCGATGAGAGATCACTGGCCCTGACCGGAGTATCAGCTTCTGGCGCAGTTGGGACAATGGCTCCCAGCACATCAGAGGGTGAGGATGGGGATGTTGCCTACGGCTTTGTTGGGGATGTAGGCAATACACACACTATCGTTCTGACGGGTGTTTCTGCGGCGGGATCAGTTGGAAACGTTACCAGCAGCAAAGATGTTGCCCTGACTGGTAATGCAGCAACCGGATCAGCTGGGGCTGTTACTCCGTCTATGTCTATTGCCCTAACGGGCGTAACGGCAGATGGGTTTGCTGGTAACGTTACCGGGGACAAGAGCAAGGCGCTGACGGGGGTTAATGGTTCTGGGGCTGTAGGCACAGTTGCTCCAAGCGTAGCAGTTGGTCTAACGGGTAATTTGGCGTATGGATACCCAGGAGGAGTAATTGTTCCTCTGCTACCAAACTTAGCTGCAGGATCAGTTGGAACGGTTGTTAGTGAGATCTCTATTGCTCTGTCTGGGGTGGCCGCAGCAGGCTCCGTGGGTACGGTATCGGTGGCTGCAAGGTCATTGGCTTTGACGGGCGTAAGCGCAACGGGTTCGGTTGGTAATGTGATCGCTGTATATTGGAAGCCAATACCAGATGATCAAACCGCTGATTGGACAAACATTGGAAATTCACAGACGCCAGGATGGGCAAATGTTGGTGACACACAGACACCTTCGTGGCAAAATATCAGCAATCCGCAAACTCCTGGCTGGGGGGATGTATCAGACGTACAGACCCCCGATTGGGAAGCAGTCGTAACTTGAGGTTTAAACATGAGTACATCATATACATCGCTCCTGGGTTTAGCTCTCCCTGCAACGGGAGAATTAAGCGGCACATGGGGTGATACTGTAAATACCAGCATTACTTCATTGCTGGACTCGGCAATTGCCGGTACAACCACCTTTGTTGTAGATGCAGATGTAACTTTGGATGCCGCAACCGGAACGGGAAACACTGCACGACAAGCTATTTTGCTGTGGAATCCGACCGGCCCCTCTGCGCCCTACAACACCACTCGCACTATCACTGCTCCGGCTAAGTCAAAGATTTATACGGTTATCAATGCAAGCTCAGGCACACAATCTATTATTCTTGCGGGCGCAGGCCCAACTTCAGGCGTAACGATTGCAAAGGGCGAATCAGCCTTGGTGGCTTGGAACGGATCAGACTTCATCAAGATCAGCAACACTGCTGGCCCAGGCACGTTTACTAATTTGACCGTCACTGGTAACACTACACTTGGTGACGCTGACACCGACACCATCACACAAGCAGCTTCGTATGTGACGGGCACTCAACTTAAATCAGCAAAGACAGCCACCAACACTTTGGCTCTTGCCGCCTACGATGTAGACGGAGCAGCCTATACCAATCTAATCACTCTCACGGCAAGCAATACGCCGACATTGGCTCTTACATCTACGGGTGTGGGCACCATTAACAATATGTCGATTGGTGCTACAACAGCTTCTACGGGTGCGTTTACCACATTAACAAGCAATGGAGCAACAACTTTCACTGCAGGCACTGCTTCTACTACTACCGGGACAGGAACACTTGTAATCACAGGTGGTTTAGGGGTAAGCGGAAGAATTAACGCAGCCAACTTTGATGGAATTATTGGTGCTAATACTGCTGCTGCTGGGGCGTTTACCTCACTCACAGCGTCTACAACTTTAGGTGTTACTGGCGTATCCACCTTAACTGGTGGAGCAACCATTCAAGGACTCACTGTAGGTCTTGGCGCAGGTGCTGTATCCACCAACACTGCGGTGGGTGCTAGTGCTTTGCAAGCAAATACTACGGGGGCAAACAGCACCGCTGTTGGTTATCAAGCTGGATACAACTCAACTGGTGGTTTTTTGACCGCTGTTGGGTATCAAGCTGGCTATGCTTCAACCAGTAACACAGTAGAAGCATTTGGTTATCAAGCGGCTTTGGCTACAACATCTGGGCAAATGATAACCGCCCTCGGCACGTGGGCGTTGTTGACTAATACATCTGGAAGCTATTCGGTTGCCGTTGGAAGAGAGTCGCTTAAATTAAATACGACAGGTTCTTATAACGTTGCGTTGGGTATGCAAGCACTCCTCTCCAACACCACAGGCTCAAACAACACTGCTGTTGGTTATCAGGCTGGGTACAGCAATACTACGGGTACAGGTCTTGTTGCCGTTGGCTACACCGCAGGATACAGTCATACCACAGGCGGCAACAACACAGCAATTGGTGATCGAGCTTTGTACTCTAATACAAGCGGCAGTAACAACACCGCAATCGGCACTGTTGCGCTTTACACAACCAGCACAGGAGTATCAAATTCGGCATTAGGTGTCAGCGCTTTGCGATTGAATACTACCGGAAGCTATAACTCGGCAGTTGGGCAAGAAGCCCTTTACTCCAACACCACAGGCTCAAACAACACTGCTGTTGGTTATCAGGCTGGGTATAGCGGAACAATTGCGCTCAACACCACAGCAATTGGTTATGGTGCTTTGTACAGCAACACAACTGGCACAAGTAATACTGCATTGGGCAGTGATGTACTTGCCTCCAACACCACAGCCTCTTACAACACTGCTGTTGGTTATCGGGCGGGGTACGCAAATACCATTGGAGGTGTGACTGCTGTTGGTTGCTTTGCCGCTACCGCCCACACAACAGGTGCTGAAGTTGTTGCAATGGGTTACTATGCCCTTGCCGCTAACACAACTGGCTCATACAACGTTGCTATTGGTAATGGTGCTTTAAGGCTTAACACCACAGGCTCAAACAACACTGCTGTAGGTTATCAGGCGGGGTATTCAAACACCACTGGCCTTAGAAATACGGCTATTGGTCGTTTGGCTATGTATTCAAACACAACGGGAGCCGACAATGTTTCTCAAGGCTCCACTTCTTTGTATAACAATACAACTGGCTCATACAACGTTGCTATTGGAAATGATGCCCTAGTCTCCAACACCACAGCCTCTTACAACACTGCTGTAGGTTATCAGGCTGGGTATAGTAATACTACAGGGTCGTACAACACATCCTTGGGTATGTCGGCCCTTGCTAACAACACCACAGCTTCAAACAACACTGCTGTAGGTTATCAGGCGGGGTATGGCAATACCACTGGCGCAAACAATACAATTATTGGTATGCAGGCTGGGTATGCTTTTGGTTCAACATTAACAGGAAGCAATAATTTATTCTTAGGTTATCAGTCTGGTTTTTATGTAACTTCTGGTTCTAAGAACACCATTCTTGGCGGTTTTAACGGCAACCAAAGCAGCTTAAACATCACCGCAGCAAGCAACTACATCGTGCTGTCTGATGGGGATGGGAATCCTAGACTGTATTTGACAAATACGGGAACTTGTGTAGTTCCAGCAATATATTCCGACACAACTGCTAATGCGGCAAATATGCAAGTTGATTCAGGCGGTGTTCTTAGGCGGTCAACATCTGCCCTTAAATACAAGCAAGACATTCGTGACATAGAGGCGATTGACATCAACCTTTTGCGTGGTGTTCGATACAAATCCAAGTCTGAACAAGATGATCAAACAAAAGACCATTTTGGTATTGTTGCGGATGAAGCCGATGCCGCTGGACTCAAAGAATTGGTAACCTACGGCGAAGATGGTGAAGTTGAGGGATTCCAATATGAACGCTTGACCGTGGTATTACTCAAAGCAATGCAGACACTAAAAGCAGAGGTTGACAGCCTCAAATCTCAACTTAACCAAGGAGCTTAAAAATGGCATTTCCCACAATCACCCTACCCTCTGACTATATTGCTCAAACCGAGTACAAGTCAGCCACTGTCCAAACGATCCAGATCGATGACAACACAGAGCAAAAAAATCTGCGTACCTTTGTCCAACTGGGCGACAACCCCAGCTTTAAATACTGGATCACCGTGATGTCAGGCGATGACTACACGGTGGATTGGACAAACGACCAAGTGACCGCCGCTGTTCAAGCGTTCTTTGCCAGCAACAATGCGTAAAGTATTGATCGCCACCCCGTCCTATGATGGACGGCTGGATGTCTGGTACACCAACGGCCTGATCAACGCTGTGCGCTTGGCGCAGGCAAGCGAAATCTTCTTGCACCCAGTGTTTGTGTCCTATGACTCACTTCTACAGCGTGCTCGGAATGACTGCATTCGCATGGCTGTAGAGGGTGAGTACGAGTCCATGATCTTCATCGACTCCGACATGGATTTCAATCCAGAGTGGGTTTTGGAGTTGATCAACCGCCCCGAGGACATCGTGGGTGGAACGGCACGGAAGAAAACTGATGAAGCCGAGTTGTATTGCATCAAAACAAAAAACTTGGAAAAATCTGAAAACGGCTTGATCAAGCTGATGAGCATTGGAACCGGGTTCGTCAAGATGAGCCAGAAGGCTTTGAAGGCGATCTGGGATGTCAGTACCCCATACCAGAACGAGGGCCGGGAAGGCCGCATGTGTTGCAATGTAGAGGTGCGAGATGGTCAGCTTGTGTCGGAAGACATCACGCTGTTTGAGCGCCTTGGTGAGTTGGGCTTTGACATCTGGCTTGACCCCAAAATGTGCTGTGGGCACATTGGCGTGAAGAAGTTTGAGGGCAACCTTGAGGCTTACATTGAGCGGTCAAAGAAGCCTGCGCCAAAACTGAGCCTGAAAAGCCTTGTTTGGAAATAAAATATAAAAAGGGCAACCCGCTGGCCCTGACAGCGGATAACTAAATGGAGTGACTTATGAACGACAAGAAGATTGAATTGACATTGGGTCTTGTGAACGCTGTCATGCAGTATTTGGGTACACGCCCTTATGCTGAAGTGGCTGACATGATCCAAGCCATTCGTGAGCAGGCCATCCCCCAAGTGCCAATGCCTGAAGAAGCCAAGCCTGCGGAGCAGCCATTGATCCAATAACCGGATTTGCCTTGTGCAAAGGGGCATATGAAGGAATAAAGGGCTGTATCAGCGTTTACCAAGACCTGAAGAAAACCGGGTCTGA